TTTGGAATACAGACGTTTTGCTATGACTTTGTTACACAAAGATGGCATGAGAGAGGCTCTTCTGTTGATGGTTCTGATGTTCAATGGCGTGTGAGTGATATTGTTACAGCTTATGGGCGATTAATTGTAGCAGATACCCAGGATGGTAGAATTGGAGAGTTAAACTCTGATTTCTTTACGGAATATGGTTCCGCCATTAAACGGATTGTAGCAAGTCAACCATTCGGGAACATAGGTAACGCAATTAGAGTTCCTATGATTGAATTGACCACTGAGTCAGGTGTAGGCAACTCTGACCGCCCCGATCCGGTTATTTCAATGGATATTTCAGATGACGGAAAAACATTCAAGTTTGAAAGATCAAGGCCATTAGGGAAGATTGGAGAATTTAATCGGAGAGCTATTTGGTATAAAAACGGAAGATTTCCAAGGTTCAGAATTCTGCGGTTTAAAATGTCTGATCCTGTAAAGCCAGTAATTATAAAATTGGAGGCAAAATTTGCCTGATATTCCAGAGCCAAGTAACACGATCCCAATTGTGGATCAGGAAGGTAGGCCCACAGATACCTTTGGTGAATGGCTAACCCTGATTACCAGGACTGACATTATTCTCGCATCAGGAAGTCCTGAGGGTGTTGTTACTGCAACGATTGGCCAAGAGTATATGGATACAGATGGAATATCAGGGTCTATTAAATATATAAAACGCGATTCCGATATTTCAGGAGATAGGAGGAAGGGATGGATATTAATTTAACACCAACGCGCACCCTTGATTTCGGCATTGCATACGAAATAGCAAACACGACTGAAATATTTGAGGCATTCACTGAAGACGGTGCTCCTGATTATATGCCTGATGTTGTTAATGAATATTGGGTATTAATGATTACTGAGAACGGAAGTGTTGCAGGAGCTTATAGGCTTAAAAGCATTCTAGCTAGGACTGTTGAAATACATGCGTTCATGCTGCCTGAATATAGAAATGATTATTCAAAGCTGTCTGGAGTCAGGATTTTAGAGTGGTGTCTAGATAACCTTGATTTTGATAAAATAACCACTGTAATTCCGCAGCTTTACAAGAATATTTACCACTTCACGAAGGCAATGGGATTTAAAGAGGAAGGATTTAACAGATCATCCTTTCTTAAGGATGGAAAGTTGCACGGTATGTATTGCATGGGAATTACTAAGCAAGAGATTATTGAATCTCTGGAGGTTTTAAAATGACATCAGCTCTTGATTTTATTGGATCATCTGGAGGCCAAGCTGTACTAGGCGCAGCAGGACAGTTAGGTGCTGCTGCTTTGGGCGCTCAAGCATCTAGTAGAGCTGGTGGGCAATTAGCGGCAGGCGCTCAGGCTGGGCGTGCTGATATTCAGGCAGCCATTACACAGGGAAGGGGGGATATCACAGCAGCATTCCAACCTACTCTTGAGGAGCTTCAGGCGGGCGCTGAATTTGCTGAACAGGGATTACAGCCAATTGCACAGCCTGGTGTTAGCGCATTTCAAATACAAGCAGCACAGTCTGGCGCGCTAGGCCCTGAAGCGCAACGCCAAGCGTTCGCAGCATTCCAGGCATCGCCAGAGCAAGCATTCCTTCAGCAGCAGGGCGAGCAAGCTATAACCCGGCAGGCGGCCGCAACGGGTGGCTTAGGTGGCGCGCGCGTTCTTGAGGCACTGCAAGAGCGTGGTCAAGGTTTAGCAGCTCAACAGTTCGGCCAACAGTTTCAGAGGCTTGGTCAGGTTGCTCAACCCGGTATACAGGCACAGACAGGTATATCCAACATCTTGCAACAACTTAGCATAAACAGGGCAAATGTAAGGCAAGCAACAGGAACGGGTTTGGCCAATATTGCAGTTGGCGCAGGTCCACAGCAAGCACAGCTTTCTGCTGCATTAGCACAAGCTCAAGCGGCGGGAACGTTAGGAAGAGGATCAGCGCTTCAGCAGGGCTTAGGTGGAGTTGCCAGAGGTGGAGGTCAGGCCACAGGATTTGCGGGGCAAGCAGGGGGTTTTAATCAGCCAGTCGGCACAACTGTTGGCGGGCAGACTCTTGGAGACTTTGGCAGAGCAGCGAGAGGGCTAGCTCAGGGCGCGGCTTTTGGTAGTTCGTTTGGACCTATAGGAACGATAGTTGGCGGCATTGGCGGGTTTGCGAGAGGTGGCGGTTTTAGTGGTGGTAGCGGTGGTATCAGTCCTGCTAGTGCCGGGTTTACTTAATATAGTGGTTATGGAAAGTTTAACCCATAAAACAGGATTTTAATTATGGCTAACGGTTTATTAGGTTTAATAGCACGACCTCAGATTGCTGATATACAAGGCGGCTTTATACAGGGCAGGCAAGAGGCACAGCAACAGCAGGAATTTCAACGACAGCAGCAGGCGCGTGGCTTAGCTGGTGCAGCTCTTCAGCAGCAGTTTGGTGGGCAGCTTGGAGAACTAGCGGCTGTTGATCCTCAAGCAGCATTGAATTTATTCGAGGCAACAGGCGTTGTTGGTGAGTCAAGACAAAAACAATTTGCAGAAGATGTGCGAGTGGCTTCTGGATTGTCCGCCAATCCTCAACAGACTCTATCATTCCTTGATCAAGCGATAGCCAGGAATCAACAGCGTGGCATCCCATCGCCTCAGATTCAACAATTCCGTGATGAGTTCGCTCAAGACCCTGTTAGGGGTGCACAGACATTACAGCAGCTTAGTACTGTGCTTCAGCAGGGATTACAGCCAACAGCCAGCGCTGGAGAAAGGGAATTTCAGGCATTAATCGCTAACCTCCCTCCAGAGCAGCAAGCGTTAGCTAAAAGAATCAAAGTTGGATTAGACCCTCGCGCAGTAGGCTCAGCGGGCCAAACTATTTCAGAGCTAGGAACAGCTGAGCAAGTCGCTCAAGTGGAAAGCATTCTTGCTGGAGGTAAGGAAAAGGGCAAGCTTAAAGCGCAACTCAAGTTTAAGCCTGTAATCCAACGAGCTGTGAAGATTGCCGAAGAGGAAGCGAAAGCAGAAGGGGAAGCCTTTACAGATTTAAAAAGATCGAAAGCAGCACTACCTGGACTTGTAGCCACTGTTGACTCTCTAAAAGAGTTGGCGCTAATAGCAACAAGCACGGTAGGTGGTAAGTTGTTCGACAGCGCAGCTAGAGAGCTTGGTTTTGGTGGTACGAAAGGGGCCACAGCGAGAGCTAAGTTTATTGCGGTGGTTGCCAACCAAGTACTACCATTGTTAAAACCGACTTTCGGCGCAGCATTTACTGTTCAAGAAGGGGAGTCGCTTAAAGCCACTATGGGCGATCCAGATGCAAGCCCGGCAGAGAAAATCGCACAGCTTGAAGCGTTTATTACCCAGAAGCAAAGAAGCATTGAAACATCACAGAGAGAAGTCCAAGCAATAACAGGACAGGCAACTGATCAAACAGATGATGAAATACGCCAACAATTAGGGCTTTAAAATGGCAACGAAACAAGAATTATTAATTGAGGCCAATCGTAGAGGCTTGCTAACAGGCCAGAAGAAATCATCTTTTGATGAAGCTGTAAGGCGTGGAATTATAACTTTGCCAGAAGCTACTTCGGTAGGGCCGGGCGCTCTTGGTGAAATACCCATTCAAGCACCTATTACTGAGCCTGAAGCAGACAGAGGGGCGCTTTTGCGATCAGCAGAAGGTAAGCGTATAGCACAAGAGCGGGCATTTGAAGGGCGTCCTGTGGCTGGTGTTGTTGAGCCATTACTAACAGTTGGAACAGGCGCTATTGCTGAGCCTGTTTCTGGTATTCGTGGGCTAATTGCTGCTCCACTTGTAGGTGCAGAAAGAGCTGCTGAACTTGTCGCAGAAACTCAAGAGGCATTGACGTTTCAACCACGCACAGAGGCAGGCCAAGCAGGATTACAGGTAGTTGGTGAAACTATCGCGCCTATTGTTGAGCCTTTAACTGGTGCGGGCAAGGCTCTTGGTGATTTGACTTTCGAGTTAACTGGGAGCGAGGCATTAGCTGCCGGCGCTACAACGCTACCAACTCTAGCACTTGAGCTGATTGGACTTGGAGCGCTGAGACAGTTGCGATCTGGAACACGGCTTCTTGATAACGCAGGACAGCCAACAAAAGATTTAAGGAAGGCTTTGAGTGATCAAGGTATTGTTTTTGAGAACTTAACACCTGAAGCAAAAGAAAGTATTCCGCAATTTGCAAGTAGGCAGTTACTTCCTGGTGGCCGTGAAGTCAGGACAGCTGCTGAAGAGACGGTTGTTAATCAAATAAAATCAGGTGGCAGGGATGACGCACTTGCCTCGTTAAAAGTTGTAGATAATAGGCTTTCACCCGATCCTTTAGGCGCAGAAGCAGTAAGACAGGGATTTGACGCAGGATCAGTTCAAGCTGCAAAAACAGCAGGCGCTGAGACTAAATCAGGGATGAAAAAAATGCTTGATATGACTAGGCGCATTCAAAAAAACAGAAGACTTGTGCAGGAGTTTAGGCCAACAGATATAGTCGGTGATTCAATGGGTGCCAGAGTTAACTTTATACGTGACACAGCTAACGATGCCCGTGGAGAGCTCGATAGGATTGGCAGAACACAATTGAGAGGACAGACTATAGATGCTCAAGCTGTATCAGATCAATTAACCTCTTCTCTAGATAATTTAAATGTTGATTTAGTTCCTGGTCCTGGCGGCAAGCCTAAACCTGTATTCGCTGGCTCTCAGATTGCTAAAGATAGAACTTCTCAGAGAATTATTACAGATGTGATTGATTTGATGGCAGAAGGTACTCCTGATGCTTTACGCGCTCACAATCTAAAGCGCCAGTTAGATACAATGATTGACTTTAGGAAAAAGGGCCCAGGCGGTTTAACTGAAGCTGGAAGGAATGTTCTGAAAGATATTCGTGCCTCTTTGAATAACTCGATTAGAGATGTTAATCCAGAATATGCAGCAGTAAACGATACACTAAAAGACTCTTTACAGACTCTTGAGCGTTTTCAAAAGGTAGTTGGCCCTAGTATTGATATACTCGGCGAAGGCGCAAGCAAGGCTATAGGGCAAGACTTACGGGGCCTTCTTAGCAATAGGAAGACACGTGTTGAATTAGAGAATGCTGTTAATCAGGTTGATGATGTTGCCAGACAACTTGGCGGGGTTTTTAAAGACGATGTTAAGGATCTTGTCCAGTTCGGAAATACTCTTGAAAAGAGATTTGGAGCAATCGCCGAAACATCCTTAAAAGGAGAGATTGAAGCTGTTATAAGGCGTGCAGGTCAACAAGGCGTAAAGGCTACTGCTGCTGAAGCTGCTATAGGCAAAGTTGCTGAAGGCGCGCAGAAATTACGAGGAATAAATGACTTTAATGCTTTTGAATCAATGTCAGATCTTCTTAAATAAGGAGCAATAAAATGGCTCGTATAATCGATGCTTTTACGCAATTCTTTGATGATGCAGGTGATCCACTTATTGATGGTTTCTTGAAATTCAACGAATCAGGAACCAACAATACAGATAAGAAAACGTTCAAGGATGTAGGCGAAACTATCGCTAACACCAATCCTGTACAGTTAGATGGTGCTGGCCGGTGTCCTAACGTGTTTGGTACAGGTACATATAATGTTATATCATTCAAAGATAGCATTATCACTCCCGGTACTCCTGGTGAGCAGGTGCAGCAGTTCGACCCTGTAGGTGGTGATCTATCAGGAACACAGTGGAGTGATTGGTCAGCGTCTACAATCTACTCAGTCGGTGATAAGGTTTCAGGCCCAGATGGAGTGGATTACCGATCTATAACTAATAACAATCAGAACAATGTTCCTGCTTCAAATCCTACTGACTGGGAGGAAATACAACTTGGTCGTGTGTGGAACACCAATGCTACATATTCTGTAAACGATTCTGCTTATGGATCTGATGGTATTTTGTATGCTTCAAAAACAAACTCAAACTCTGGCAATGATCCGACTACAGATGGTATTAATTGGAAATTTGGCGGCATACCATCCAACTCAATCATAAAAACTTCTGATACTGTAGCTTTAATGGTTGCTGATACAGGGTTATCTATTGGTGATTTTGCTGAGACAAAAGGATATACAACGGCGGGCGATGGTGGTAGAGCGACTTATTTAATAGCTGCTAGCCAGTCCGTTGACGAGTTACGCGACCACACATTAGCTAATGGAAATGTAGCATTATTTCAGCCATATGCGTTCCTTGAGCATTCAGATCAAGTAGGCGGCACGGACGATCTAATAAAAGCCGATAAGAATTTTAAGGTAGGTGATGTGGTTATCACTGGCGCAGGGTTGCTAGATACAATGACAGCTGCCGTCGAAATAAATGGAGCAACTGACTCGCACGCCTTTGCAGATAAGAACGAAATGCAAAGCGTTTCGGACGCTGGTACTTATGGTGCTTTTGATGCGACAACTAAACTACAGGGAAGTCATACTCACAACCATATGCACTCCTTTCAAGACCGGCAGGACTATCAAGGGAGTGGAACGCTTACCGACCAGATAGGTTTACTCTCTCAGCCTGTTATTTCAGGCACAGGTACTGTTACAAACAGATCCGGCATAGATATACGTGACCCTAGTATTACAGGAGGAGGTACTCTTTCGCAAAATATTGGCATGCTTATCCGTGACCAATCAGCAGGGTCTAATAATGTGGCGCTAAACATTGCGCAGACAACAGGAAATGGTGTATTCGCCCCAGGCGCAGCGGCACATTTCTTTTCTGGCGATGTTGGTGTTGGTGATCAGAATACAGACTCCCTTAAACTGACAGTGAATGGAACTCCATCTTCTCCGGCGTGGTTTGCACATTCGACCAGCGGGTTTGCTCAGACAGGAGTTGTGGGTGATTTTGGGATACAGTGGGTAGCAGGAAGCTTGGTTAGGCTTGAGTTACGTAATATAGCTGGGTCATCCACATTTAGACCTGGAGCTGATAACACGCAGCCTTTAGGCGATGCGGTTCAAAGATGGTCGGAAGTGTTTGCTGGAACAGGTACGATCAACACATCCGACGAGCGAGAAAAAACAGAGCTTATTAATATAGAGGAAGCGGAGCTTGCTTGTGCTAGAGAGCTTAAACTGTCTATTAAAAAGTTTAAGTTCATAGACGCTATTGAACGAAAAGGTGATGGCGCAAGAATTCATTTCGGTGTAGGCGCTCAAACAGTAAAGGCTATCTTTGAAAGTCATGGACTTGACCCTTTTGCATATTCTTTACTCTGCTACAACGAGTGGGATGATGAGTTGCAACAGGTTATTACTAATAGCGGCGAAACAATTGAGAAAATAGAGAAGACATTAGAGCATAAATTTGATCTTCTCGAAGTTCCGTATGTAGCCAAAGTAGCCAGAGATATTGCAGGCAAAAAAGTATTAGTAGAAGAGGACGCAATTAATATTATTAAAAGCTATCTATACGACGAGGAGCCTATTTACATGCCAGACGGCAGTGTCGCTCTCGACGAAGAAGGGGCTCCTTTAATCTTCAAGAGTCCGGTTATGCATACAGTTGAGACTGTAAAAATAGTTCCAGCTGAGCCACAATATAAAACGATATTATCGACGAATGCAGGAAGTCGTTACGGCATACGCTACGAAGAGTTATTAGCGTTTATAATTTCAGCAATGTAAATAAGGTATAATTATGGCAGGTAAGAAAGTGGCAACGGGCGGAAACGGACGGAAGCGAGTTAAGCCTAAGAAAAAGAAAAAAGAAACTATGATTGCTACAGGTGGTCGTGGCAAGCAACGAAAGAGACGCGGATAACATGACTGATACTCTGGTAACATTATCTATCTATCTCCTCTGTGGGTTGTGCTTTGTTCAGCCTACCTTGAATAGGTCTGTTGTCGCCGGGATTTTCGTCTTCTTTATAATGTCTCATGAGGTATTGTCTTATAGCTTTGACGGCCTGATGTATTACGGATCGTCGGCGCTATTTGATCTCTTAATCATTTTAATTATAACAAGGATATCGACTGCTTCTAGGCTCTGCTTCCAGCTACAGCTTATCTGTTTAGCGTCAATCTTTATAAATGCTTTGGGTTGGTATATGTGGTTCGATTACCGATCCCCAGCTTTATATAACTGGTGCTTTGTAGCGCTTAACTTTTACGCTGTCTACTGCATGATTGCTAAGGAACCTAAGCATGGAAGAATTCATCCAGATAGCAACAGCAACTGTTTGGTTCGTAGTCCTACTGCTTAAAGGGTCATGGGCTATTATTAAACATAGGAAACAGCATGGACTGGAAGCAAGAGATAATAAGTCAGACGCATGTAGCACTGCAAAAGCCGATAGTAGCTCTGGGAATAAGCGGAGGGACGGCGGCGACAGGTAGTGCTACATGGATGGGCTGGATTCCTACTAACATTGGATTCTATGCATCAGCAGTTGCTTTTCTTGTTTCCGTTGCCACATTGTACAGTGTAATAAAAGGCGTTCAGGTTAAGATGGCGTCTGAGAGAAGAGATAAGGAGATTGATAAACTTAAGATGGAGAAGTTCCAACTTGAGATAGAACGACTCAAAGGTGATAAAGATGGGTGATCTAACAGAACACTTCTCAAGAATCGAGTTTAAATGTAAATGTGGCAATTGCAATTTCGATACTGTTGATGTAGACACTCTCGCGCTCTTAGAAGAGACCAGGGAGTGGGCAATGATTGCTGTCATCATTAACTCAGCTTGTAGGTGTGCTACCTGGAACGAAATGGTAGGCGGTGCTAAGACAAGCCAGCATTTATATGGCCGGGCTGTTGATATCAGGATTGAAGGAAAAACACCTGATGAAGTTGCGAAATTCGTTGATAAGCTGATGCCTGATTCTGGTGGTATTGGTATTTATACAGATCAGAATTTTACACATATCGATACTCGAACGGGCAAGGGGAGATGGAGAGGATGAAAACTAAACTTCAATACGTTCTAATCGGCCTTATGTTTGGCTTTGGTTTCCACTTATCCGGAACCATTTACAATCTAGCCGTAACTCTACTGAAGGCGGTTTAGATGGGGATTCTGAGCACTATATTCGGTGGTAACGATATCATAAAGGCCGGATTCGACCTGATAGACGATATGCACACGTCTGACGTTGAATCTATCGAAGCTAAGACCAAGGCTAAGGTTGATCTTATGACAGCTTACGCGCCGTTTAAGGTAGCTCAGAGATACCTTGCTGTAATGTTCGCAATAACGTTTATATCATCGTTTCTGTTGGTGCTAGGCCTAACACTTGCCGGTATAGGTGATATTGAAGCGGTCAAGAAAGTTCTATCAGAGTTCTACATAGGCGAGATCATGTTCACGATTGTAGCTTTCTACTTTGGCGGCGGCATGGCAGAAGGTTTTTTGAATGCTAAAAAGAAGTAGCGCCCACGATTGCAGGCGCTTTGAAGAAGTGATTTGATTAGAACAACATTTCCTCTAATGCTGATATCGCATCATGCGCTAAGTTAGTGCTCTCTCTTATATCTCCTGCTCCAGTGCATAAAACTTTATGCAAGCTTGGGATGGTGCGTTTAACATCACATTCTTCTCCTTCAACTTCCTCAATCCCTTCAATTCTTTCTATTAGAGATCTGATTCTCAACTGAACCGAATGAGAATCAAGAATGGCCTGATCTAACTCTTGATGCTTATATCTGACTGACGCTTCTACCATTCCAACAGTTTTGCATTTTTCATCGTTCATATTTCTCTCCATTCGATTTAGTGCTAAGGATTTAAGGAAGTAGGATCATCATCTACTGGCGATCAATCTTCTATTGAGAAGACAGACTTGAGATGGTTGATTAATTCAATAGCATCATCCTTATTTAACCATGTATGGAACTCTTGATCTCCAGGATAAGCAGAAATCTCGATCTCACCATCTCTGTCCATGTCGTCAGATATTTCCAGTCCAAACATATTCATAATTACCTCCTATACGGGGACTAAACCCTATCTAAATTGTGGTTCATTCCAATTTACGCACTTGAGTATCTTGCCTTTAGAATACTCCTTATCACCTACTACATGAGTATATGTGACACGGACAGCAATAGGCAGGTCGCTAGCGGGCGCATACACAGCGACACCCAAGTCAGCGTAATGCTTTAGGGTTTGCTCAACCTCTTCATGAGTGATACAAAGCTTTGACATATTTGAAGTACACACCTCATCCATATCAGCATCAGCATCGATTCCTAACCGGTGGGCCATACCATAGGTCGTTACAAGTACGTCAGCAATGGCATCACGAACCTCTGTAATATCCAGTTTCATAATGCCTTCGCCTAATTCACAAAACTCTTCAGCAATAAGTCTGATCTGCGCCCTAGCTGCATCCCAGTCTGGGTCTTTTATATCACCCTGTTTATTACCACAGACTGAGTTGAAATATGCCACTTTCTCGAAATTGCTCATTCTCCAGACTCCTTAACTTGGGTCCATTGCTTCAATACGTCATCAGCTATACTCTCAGAATAAAGACCAATGTCATCAAACTCAGATTCATTAAAGTCCTGCATCATATAAAAGTCTTCATATCCACGCACTACTTCTCCATCCTCTAGCTGCTTCACTATGATCTCGACAGCCAAGTCTTTAGCGTGTTTATCGTCCATCTTGTCTTGGTACGCATGTTCGTTCATGAATCCTCCTTTAAATCTCTATAATCAGACACTGGGGTCAGCACGTAGGGAATTTTTCCTTTCCGGAAAAGACAGTAAGTCTCACCGTTAAGCGGCGTCTTTCCATGCCGTATTGTTTCTAATGTGGCAACTTCCAGACCGGGGTATGGCTCTATCTCAAGCTTATGATGCTTTACAAAAAAACTCATCATCTCATATGGGGCGTCCCACTTATCCGAAAGATCTACGACAGTCATACCATCACGTCTTAACTGCCTGATCAGATCAAGATCTTCAAGCAGATAGGGATAGAGTTTAGAGTTAGTTGTATACCCCATCACTCACGCTCCAGGAGCCGCTTAGCTGCTTCCTGAGTGATCTTCAAGCGATGTATCGATGCTGACTGTTCCTGCTTCTTAACCCTGGCTGTAGCGCCGATACCTTGATTGATTGAGTTCGTGAATGCTGTCTGACCCATCTGATATGAGATAGTCATCATATCAGTAATCCATTTCATGTAAGCTTGTTGTAAGTTCATGATTCCACTCCCAATAGATTATTGATGATTGCATCCACAATATCCGGATCACCAGCAAAGAAGATTATCAAGACTGTTGCGCAGATAATAATAATGATATCAGTATTCATGACATCTTCTCCTTAGCTATAAACCCCTCAACGACTACCCGGTAAGGATGGCGGACAATGGCAATAATAGGCTCTTTAAATCTGTGAGTATCCCCGCCGAACTTGGTAGCAGCCTCTTTGAAGCTTCCTGCAACGACTGTGGTTGTGTGCTCTACTTCACCAGCCAGATAGTGGATCGTGTAAGATAATTTCATAACTTCACCTCCAGTTTCTTAATCATGCTGTTCAAGTCTGAAATTATAACCTTGGCTTTGCGTGATCCTTCTTTGTCAAATTTCCCGTTTCCACACACGTAATTATCTACAAATAGATCAACGACATCAGAGATTGAGAATTGATAGACTGCCACGTTCCTGTCATCTTCAGCGAACCACTCTGATAGATATATCTTGGCGACAAACTCGCCTTCATCGCAGTCAGGATGTGGCGTTATAGATAGCAGGTCTTGATGTAGATGATTATTGACAATTCTGTTTTCGATCAACTTCATAGCTTCTCTCCTCTAGTTACATCTCAATAGTAGCGGGGCTGCTTAACTATGGTATTAGACATAAGGCTATAGGTTGTTGAGTTTCTCCTGTTTACGCGCCAACATACGATAATAAGCGGCCTCATCTTTAATATCTGCAATATCTGGGTACCGTTCTTTCAGGTTCTTATGGTTTACATCGCATTCCAGCCATTCAACATGATTTAGCCCCATCTCTTCTATTAGCCTCTGACGGTATTCCGCTCGCTTACCTGAGTTCGCCACATTACAGCTGTAACACTGGATACGCAGATTTTTTAACATGAACCGGCGCGGGTCTACTTCCTTAGCTGGGATGAAATGACCTACATGGAATTCTTGAGGTTTCTCACTGGCCGATCTCTGCTTACCGCATGTATAGCAGGGCTCGCCTTTCCGTAACACATGCTTAACGTAATAGTGCAGAGCGGTTTTAAGACTTTGGTAGTGACCGTTCTTGCCGGTGCGTTTCTTAATCCGCTCCTTATCCTTCCTGTGCTGCGCTCTATCGGCTTTCTCTTTAGCCTTAACCTCTCGCTCAGCCTTGGCTTCGTTCTTAGCCCTAACAAGCTCTAAGGCGCATTCAGGGCTACATGCTTTGGTGAGTGAGTTCCAAGGTGTAAATAGAATGAAGCATTCAGGAGCTGCGCAGACTTTATCCTTAATCTTTCTCATAGCGTTTATTCCAGGCGTCTATTGCTGATTTCTTAACCATATTCCAATCTATTGCATCTGAATCTGCCTCGCTTTCTGGTTCTGGCACACGGTCACCAATCACAACAACGCCGCAGCCTGTGCATTCGACATACCATTCAAACCTGTTGTCAATAATTTCAGCATCACCGTCACAGAACGGACATGCTTTTAATTCACCCATTCATATTCTCCTTGCAGGGCCATGGCACGAACACGCCTGCCCTTTGGCTTATAACTCGGTTCAATACTTCGTAGATCTGTGAGTATTCGTGTGTCTCTGGCTCTGTTGTGGACTCTTTGCCGAACATAGCTTTCTGTATCTCGCGCCATAGCGTGTTTTTAACAGAGTGTCCCGTCCAGGGTATCTCGAAATCATCCTTAAGCAGTCTTCTCATATCCCAGCCTGCATTATTCAAAGACTTGGCCAGGTTATCGCAGTACATATGAAGCGCCCTGTTCTGCGTAAGAGTACGCTGCTTGCCGGTTTTGATCGTGGTACGTAGATATTTGTGGCTATCGAATTGCAGCCTAAGATGCTCAATGTAGGCATCTAGAGACTGCTGGCTATTGATAATAGATTCAACCATTTAATCCCTCCCCGTTTTCGTCGTGCCATTGTTTATGATGTGCTGCGCATAACCACCTCACGTTTAATGGCTTTAGGTAGTCGTCATGGTGAGCATGAATCTTTTCACTCTGTCCGCATATCTCACAAGTATCTCTAAACAATTTTTTCGAGCGTATTGCATTGTTAACAGCTGTTACTGCTTTGTACTTGTTTGGGTTATCTATCCTATATTGCTTAAAGTATTCATAATCCTGTCTATTGCCTCTAGCTCTATCATATTCTCTGTAATAATCGACATTCTCAGCCCTATTATCCCTAACGTCCTTTTTATTACATTCTTTGCACTTGTTTACATGGCCATCCTTCATTCTAGGATGTTTATAAAATTCGGAGAGTTCTTTAAACTCTCCGCACTTAAAACACTCTTTCATAATTTACCTGCCTGTTATTTAACGTCCACAAGCTAGGCTACCATCATTAGATGATAATTAAAAAGGACTTAGTTAAAAGGGATATCGTCGTCGAAATCATCGATGGGCTGAGGCGAGGCATTCTGAGGAGCCTGCTGTACCCCTTGAGCGTTAGGGTTATAACCTGGCGGTGATTGTGCGGGTTGCTGGGATTGTCCGTATTGCTGCCCATTAGAATTAAAACCCTGACTATTGCTCTGTCCTGGCTGCCGTTGATGTTGGGGTTGGTTGCCAAAGGTTGCCGGGGGCTGTTGCGTTGCTTGTTGGTTTAATTGTTGTGATTGCTGTTGTGGCGCTTGCTGAGAATCATTAAAGAATACTTTGCAATTCCCGAGTATAGGCGTCTTCACTCCCTGATCGCGCTCATCCTTACTAACTGACTGCGATATAAAGCCGTTGTTGTCGTACTGATCCAAATTGTCTGTATCAATGAACGTAGTAAGATCAATATAAGTCCCTTTTGCACCTTGGAACAAACGTTCCTTCAGGATCTTCTTAACATCGATCTTGATGCTGATTCCGAGTTTCATCTTATTACCTCACCTTAGATTATTAAGAGCTACTTCAACTGCTTCAGAGAACGAACAGCCGCCGTTATAAAATCTTATTTCGAAATCAATACTGCCATCTTCGTTCTCGGTTGCAATTGCAATATCATCGTAAGGATCTTTATCTTCTGTCGTGACTTTATAGATAGCGTTGTCTGTCACAATGTAGTGCCGATATCCCCAGTCCTCGAACTGCTCTCTAAAAGAATCGCTAAACTTACACTTCTCCTCATCATGTTGCTCAAGGATTAACTGACAAGTATTTTCAACACTTCCAATGATAGGTACTGGCGTCAATGTTCCTGTTTTATGCTCAGTCTCACTCATGTTACACCTCACTAGGGCGACTAATGCCGCCCGGTTGATTGTTAAATTAGATCATTGCCTTCTTCAAATACATTAGCGGGCGAGAATGATTTGTAGCCATCTTTATAGACGACATATACACCACCTTCATAAGGCTCATGCTTCTTCATGTAATCAGCTGAAACCTTAAAAGGCGCATATCCCTCCTCCACTGGATGAATAACACCTCTACCATCAGACATCCGCTTCAACGTTTTGATGTGCAGTGCCCATACCTGCTTCTTACTCTGATACTTTGGCATTTCCATGCTTACATTTTCATCACTCATCTTCTTCTCTCCTATGCGTCATACACATATGCGCGTTTCTTGAATACTCTGACGAATGGCACTCCAGGCCGGAAACATTGACCTCTATCATCAAATAACTTCGAAAGTCCCTGATAAGCAGTGCCGGCCACTTCGTATCTATCTCCGTGTTCCATCGAATAAGCTGACATAGCGTTTCTGTGTGTCATTGCTTTCAACTGTCGCTTCGTAATTTTCTTCTTATGCATCTTCTTCTCCTATGGCGTCATGCGCCGGGGTGGTTAATCTTTATTCTTACTCGCTAGGACGATACATACAGGCGTATTCCCGTAGTCATCCTGCATAGCGCACATCACTGCTACAGGGTCCACACCTTGCCCGATCATGTC